AGATTGGCGCAGACGGGCTATGTCATCCAGCTCTTGAGTGTGGGTGTGGCCTGGATGATTTTGAGCCATGCCAATCATGCGAAATAACTGAATGCGTGGCGGCAAGGGAGAAAGACGGTCTATTTTTCCCTTTAGGCGGTTGTGGTAATGCGGAATAAGCAGGGTGCAAAAGGCTGGATGGGTCGTAAGGCCCACCATAGGCTCAAGGATCGAGGCAGTGGTGAGATGGTAAAGATACCAACGAAAGAGCCTGAAAAGGCCGGGAAGGAGGTATAATGCGGCCAGAGACATTGAATTTTTTCCTAACATCACTCAGACCTGGCGAAATTCATACCGTGAATGATCTACTCAAAAAATCAAGTGGGAGGGACAGGGAGAGATTGCGAAAGTGGCTGGAGGAACTTGATTTAGCGGGGCTGGTGGAGAGGGTTGAAATTGATCGAGCACAAGACGGGAAAAGAAATTGCAATCATGCAAGAGTCGGATACCGTATGAAATATAGACCGATTAATTAAATAAAGCGGATGTGAGACAATGCGCGAAGATCTTATGACGGTTGATGCCCCGGTCCAAAGCATCCCCAATGAGCCAGTGCATAAGCCTTCTCGTTGGACACCGGAATTCAGTTTTAACGCAATCATTGAATGGTATTGCGGTGAATGTCACAAAATAGTCTATTATTCTTGTTGGAATGCTACATATTGTCCGCATTGCAATGCCCCAATTTTCAATTATCCGCGTCGCAAGCTAGATGGACCTCAATATAGAGGCTGGTCTTATGATGATCAGCACAGGATGAAATATGACGGACCTACCGACCGATCTCAGGCCAAGCACAAGAGCCATCCTGGTCAGCGGCCCGGCAAGACCTCCAAAGGACATCGGCGAGAATCATCGCAGCCTACCGAATCTTTATGATATCTGCAAAAAATGATTATCCAAACCTCAACACCTCAGCTAGAAAAAGCAAAACCAAAATCGGGGCCGTTTAAGCACCTCCTACCTTTTCCGGCCCTATCTTCTTGTCATGCTCCGCGTGGCCCTGACAGGGCGGATTAGGGCATAGCCAGCTGTCCGGCGGGGCATACACATCACAGTCATTGCCCACAATCAATGACCGGATCTTGGCCAGGACTGAGTTTTCGGAAAGCCCTCCGAATTTTCTTCCTTCAAGAGACCCACAACTCGATATAATCTCAAGACTCCTGGCCGGGATCAAGTTTCTGTATAGGTGAGTTAATGTGTGCAAAATTTGTGATCATCCAAACCGTAAAAAGATTGATGCTGCTATTGTTAGTGGGATGAAGAATCCCACTATCTACCACGATCTTATAAATAGTGGCCCTGAGAAAAATTGGATTCAAGCCCTGAAAGATCACAAACGATACGGTCATATTTCTAAGTTAATTCAAGCCGCTGCAAACGAATATAATATTAAAACCGGTCTAAATATTCAAACGTGCGCTCAGGAGATCTATAATATTGCTACCGGCGCGGCGAAAGATGCCCGGATCGCAAAGCAATTTGGTGCTGTAGGTTCTTGCCTGGGACCGGCGGCAAAAGTTTTAGAGATCCTTAATAAAGGTAATAGCAGCGACGACGACAAGCCCGGTATAGATCGAGCATTGGATAGAATGAAGAATGACAGAGACGCTAGAAGAGCCAATTTATGAAGGTTGGCTATTCCCAGAACCAGGAACCAAGCATGAAGATGTAATCCTCGATTTCAATTATGAAGATTTTAAGCTCTCTGTCCTCTGGGGGTCTGTCTCAAGCGGCAAGACGGTCAGCTCATCCGAGGCATGGGCTGGCTTGGTCAAAAGAGCGCCAAAACATTACCCTCTTGCTATGATCGGTAAGACTGAATTGACGCTTGAGGCAAACGTAATCGACCCATTAACGGACTTTCTGGGCGGAGATGTATGTTATAAGCGTGGAAATGTAGCATGGATCTATGGGCATAAGGTGAGGCTCTATGGGGCGAATGATGCCAAGGCCCGTACCAAGATCCAAGGCAAGTCTTTGTATGCGTGGTACGGTGATGAATGTACAACCTGGCCTGAAGATTTCTTTATGATGGCTCTCTCAAGGCTCAGAGTCGGAAAGTCCAAAGCAATCCTCACAATGAATCCCGAAGGCCCTTATCACTGGTTTCATAAGCAGATCATAGAGCGTGCCGATCAGCCGGAGATTAAAGCAAAACTCTATCATTTCACAATGGCCGATAATCCTTACATTTCCCAGGAATATAAGGACTGGATTTCCAGCATGTACATCCCTGGGACGGTCTGGCACAAAAGATGGATAAGAGGCGAATGGGCGGCGGCTCAGGGTGCCATTTACTCATTTCTTACCGATAACCCCAAAGACGGTTTTGTGATAACAGACCTTCCTAACGATCTCCAGAAGCATGTTATTGGCATGGACTATGGGCAGCAACACCCAACGACAATGATCCTGGCCGGGTACAGTCCTTCTCTCGATAAGTGGATTGCAATCAAGGAATTTTATACAAACAACAAAACGAATAATGTTTATGCCTCAGAGTTTGGCAGAGAATTTCTGCAATACAATTTAAAGCATGTAGACATTGATTCTGCTGGTGGTGGGCTGTCTCTTATCCACCAGCTCCGGGCAGATTATCCCAATATTGATGTAAGACACGCAATTAAAGAAGATGTAGTAAAAGAGATCCAAGATCTTGCTTCTTCTTTGTTTAGGCACAAATTCGTGATCTATAAGCCTGGTTGCCCTCGTTTTCTGTCCGAGATGGCTAATTATCTTTGGGATGATAAATCCAATGAACGGGGTAAAGAAGAGCCTCTAAAGAAGAATGACGATGGCCCGGACGCAGCCCGGTATTTACATAATAGATTAAAACATGAGGGATTAATTTGAAAGGTCGGTGCGTCGTCTGTGGCGAATACATCCCCTCCGCTCATATCCAGGGCAGCTCCGAAGAGGCTGGTCATTGTATGCACGTAGACATACTTGAATGGCATCCGAGTCAGTATGCCCGCAAGACAGTCTATCATAATCTCTGGATCTGCCATTCATGCGCTCTGCAGATCGTAAACAATGTCGCTGCAAACGATTCTGACTTCGGGATAGAATAAACTAATTATATTTCTCAGGTGATTTCTATTCTTACAAATCTTGATTTCCTCAATGAAGGCGAGCCGTGGGTGCCGAAGGGCGAAGCTGAACGGCTGGCGTTATATCATGAGAATGAATGCCTGAGGGAGAATGATGTCCACCATGTTTGGCCCGATCTCAATAAATATCTTAGAGATGATAAACCTAAAGAACTTGATTTCTGGTTAGGCTATCCAGCATTAACAACCAAAAAAACTTGTGACTTGCTATTGGGCGAACCCTGCCAGGCTCTGCTGCCCAAAACCAAGATTGGCACATCGAGCACAGCCAACGCTTCCCAGGGCAAGCTCGATGAGATCTACCAGGCCCTCCAATACCGCCAAGTCTTATGGGAGCAGGCGGCAGATATAGATAGCCTGGGTGACTCCATCCAGAAGGTCTACAGAGATGCACAGGGTCAGCCTAAGATAGCCTCTATCAGTCCTAAGCATTGGTATCCCGTCATCAAGGAAGGCACTTATGAGATCGAGTATCATGTCCTCGCCTTCGTGCGGGAGCGCATGATAGACAAGCAGGAGCAGCACTTTCTTGAAGTGGAGATCCATTCGCCCTCAGTTATCGAACATCGCATTTATGAACTCAATAAATCCTCGATTCATGGAGTATCAACTAACATAGGCAAGCGGCAGGATTGGAAGGCCTGGTCGCCAGCAGTTAAGGAGCTGGAGCCTAATGAGGCTGGCGAGTTTCTGATCATCGCAGCCCATAACCAGAAGAGCGCAGGATCATGCTATGGCAAATCCAGCTATGGCCGCGACTTCAAAGATGTCCTGAAGAAGCTGATTATAAGGTATGCCGTCAGCAATAGTATCTTAGATGTCTTCGGCAAGCCGACAGTCACAGGCCCAAAGGATTATCAAGATTATGATCCCGTCACAAGAAAGATGACCTTCCGGCCCGGCCAATATCTGGGCATCAATCCTGATCCTCACGCACCAGCAGTCTATCCCCAGGCCCTTGTGTGGGATGCTCACCTGGCCGAAGCTCGCCAGGAGCGGGAGGACTTGAGGAACGAGCTGTTTAACATAAGCGAGATGTCACCTATCCTCTTTAGCGCCAACGCGCTCGCTGGCGCAGCCGAGAGCGGGACGGCGATAAGGCTTCGCTTGATCAATACCTTATCGAAGGTTAGCCGCATAAGGGAGGTCTTGGATGGCGCGGCAATCAGGGCTTTGCAGGTGGCTGGGAAGCT